ATCTCGTAGCGAGGCTATCGCTCGAGACTGGACTCTCGCCACAGACTTTAATTGAACTAGATCACACGATGTTCAGGACTTTATTACAAGCCCTGAAGGACAGAGCAAAGGAGCAAGCGGATGCCAGTCGAACTAAAAGGCGCAGATAAACTCCGCAAAGCCCTAAAAGAGTTTGAGCCTGATCTAGCCAAGAAAACTACAAAGGAAATGGCTGCTGCGCTTAAGCCTATTACCAACAGAGCGCGTGGATACTTGCCTTCGAATACTGAAATGTTATCTGGTTGGACTTCAGCTAGTTCATCAAGCGAAACCAGCAAATACCGCGAGTTCCCTAAGTACGATCAAACCGAAGCCAAGCGTGGCGTTAAATACTCAACCCGCCCTTCTCGACCAAACCAGCGCGGCTTCGTGTCTTTGGCTCGCATCGTCAATACTTCAGCCGGTGGAGCGATCTATGAGACCGCAGGGCGCAAGTCTCCTAATGGTCAACCTACTGGTGGCAGAACGCTTGGTTATAGCGGCGGTCGCTTTGGCGTTGGCGATATCACGCAAGTGTGGGCATCTGGCAAAGATATTAACAAATCACTTAACCCTAATGCGGGTAAGCAGTTTATCGCCAGAGCAAATGCGACTGGTCAATTAGTCAACGCTCGACCACGACAACAAGGACAGCGAGGCCGCGTATCTCGCAAGATGACTGGCCGCGTTATATTTAGAGCCTTTGCTGAAGATCAGGGCAGAGTTACAGCAGCAGTAGTTAAAGCCATTGGCAGTTCTGCTATTGAGTTCAAAGCGAAAACAGGTGCTAAATAATGGCTGATCTAAAGATCGATATTGCTTCGGTATTCTCTGGTAAGAAAGCCTTTGCAGATGCCGCTAAATCCACGATCAACCTTAACTCTCAGGTTAAGAACCTTGCCAAGTCTTATCTAGGGCTATTTACAGCGCAGCAACTAGCACGCCGCAGCTTCGATGCTGCTAAAGCCTTTGCCGCCGATGATAAAGCGGCCAGAGTATTAACACAGTCTTTGAACAACTTAGGCTTAGCCTTTGCAGACCCTTCGGTTCGTAACTTTATTGCAGATCTTGAGAAGCAGTTCGGAGTCCTCGATGACCAACTGCGCCCAGCCTTTCAGCGTTTATTAACTACTACTGGCGATGTCGCTAAAGCCCAGTCATTGCTTCGCACCGCGCTTGATCTATCAGCAGCTAGTGGCCAAGATGTAGTCACCGTATCTGGCGATCTCTCAAAGGGTTATGTAGGACAGACCCGCGCACTTGCTAAGTACGGCATCGGTTTAACTCAGGCTGAACTAAAGGCTATGTCTTTCGAGGAAGTGCAGACACGAATTGACGGTCTATTCGGTGGACAGGCAACAGTCGCAGTCGATACCTATGCCGGTGCGCTTCAGCGTTTATCTGTATCGGCTAATAACGCTCAGGAAATTATTGGCGGCGGCTTACTCGATGCACTCGCAGCACTTGGCGGCGGTGGAGAAGGTGGACTTACTAACACTCTCAACCTTATTGAAAAGACTTCAACTGCACTTGCCACCTTCGTGCGCCGCTTCGGCGTAGGCGTTGGTCAGTTAGCAGCCCTAGCGCGTGGAGACTTAAAAGCCTTCCGCGCAATAGGCGAAGCCGAGATGAACCGAGGAGTTGACCGCTCAGGCATCACTCCAGCAATTCGCGCAGAACTAACAAAGGCGGCAGCAGACAAAGCAGCAGCCAAGAACCGCGCAGCGTTACTCAAAACTACTAAAGAGCAGACTAAAGCGATTAAAGAACAGACAGCCTTACAGAAGGCTGGCACTCTGTTTGATATTCAACAGACTCAGATTATCGCTGCACTCAAGGGTGACATCTCAGCCGAGGAGCGCAAGCGTCTAGAACTTCAGTTAGCGATCCTTACCGGCAATACTTCAGAGGCATCTAAACTCGCTGGAGAACTTGCCAAGTCTCAAGGACTATCACAGCAACTAGCTGCTTACCTAGCAAGCCTTCCAGATGCTAAGAACCCATTTACAGCATGGAAGTCATATCTTGACATGATCGAAGCGCAGGTCGGTCGCATTGCCGCTGGTAATGTCCAAGCAGTTCCAACATCGATGGCTTCAGGCTATGGCGTTACTGGCACTCAATACTCGCTGCCACAAGGATCTCAATTTACGACTGACACAGGAGTAGCAGTAACAGTCAATGTCAATGCTGGCTCGATCATTGCCCAAGAAAGTCTCACCGATGTTATTCGCGACAGCCTACTCAATGACTCATTGCAGGCTAAGTTTGCTTCCATATTCCGTCAAGGTGGGTCATTCGGCTAATGGCACTTCCAGCTCAGATATCCGTATCCTTTGACTTTACTAGTGGCGCTACCTTCGGGTATCCCTTTACTATTGGCGATGAGAAGTACGGCGTTCTAGGTACAGGCACACTAGCCTCAACAACTACTCCAGAGCCTACGGTTGATCTAACTCCAAATGTTCGACAGATCAGTATTAAGCGCGGTCGCAATATCATGCGCGATACCTATGAGGCTGGTACAGCAACTATTAGAGTCTTAGATCCTAACTCAGACTTCAACCCACAGAATGTGAACTCGCCTTACTTTGGCTTCTTGACTCCGCTTCGCAAGTTGCGTGTCTCAGCAACCGTAGGCGGCGTGGGTTACTTCCTGTTTTCTGGCTATACGATCGAATACAAATACACCTATCCTCAAGGCCAAGAGACAGGCTATGTTGACATAATCTGTTCTGATGCTTTTAGACTCATGCAGCAGGCTGGGATCACGACAGTCGCAGATGCCACAGCTGGGCAAGACACCGGCACTCGTATAAACCGCATTCTTTCGCAAGTACAATGGCCTTCATCTATGCGCACCATAGACACAGGCAACACAACTTGCTTGGCTGATCCTGGTACTTCTCGAACAGCCCTTGATGCGCTAAAGAATGCAGAGTTCTCAGAACAGGGCGCGTTTTATATCAACTCTGAAGGAACTGCGATATTCCTAAACCGCACCAATGTGATCAAGAAGTACAACGAGACTCCGATCGAGTTTAATCAAACTACTGGCATTCCTTATAGCAACCTTGTATTCGCCTTCGATGACAAGTTGATTATCAACAGCGCTGGCATGACTCGCGTAGGCGGCACTCAGCAAGTATCAGAGAACTCAGCCTCGATCGCTAAATACTTCCCGCATCAGTTAAATCAAAGCAACCTAGTAGCCCAGACAGATGCAGATACTCTCAACATAGCCAAGATTTATGTGGCAACTAGAGCTGAGACCACGATCCGCATCGATGCCATGACGGTCGATCTACTCGATCCAGCAGTTCCAACTGCCACCATGTTGGCGCTTGACTACTTCTCTAATCTAAAGATCACAAATGTTCAACCAGACGGCTCAACCATCGTTAAGACTTTGCAAGCGCAAGGACTGGACTGGAATATCACGCCCAATTCCATGAAAGTAACTGTGACAACTCTCGAACCGATCGTTGAAGGGTTCATCATCGGCTCGAACATATCAGGTATAATCGGCACTAACATAATGGCGTACTAGGAGATATAAATGGCAACAGGCTTTCCAGCAGCTACAGGCGATGTCCTAAGCGCGGCTATGTACAACGGACTTACTTCGTTTACAGTAGGTGCGGCTAATACAGGCGATTACACAGCAACCATCGCTGACGCTTATCAGACCCTTGAACTAATGAACAAGGCAACTGCTATCGCTTTTAAGATCCCTACAAACGCTTCTGTAGCGTTTCCAGTAGGCACAGTTATTACAGTTCTAAACATCGGCGCAGGTACTTGCACCATCTCAGCAGTAACTCCCGGCACAACTACAGTTCTTTCGGCTGGCGGAACAGCAGCCAGCCCAACACTTGGACAGTACAAATCAGCAGCCTGCATCAAGACTGCGACAGATACTTGGTATGTAGTAGGCGCAATAGCATAATGATCGCTAATGTAATTGCTGGATTATTAAAGGACTCTAAGTTACCTTTACAGGTGCAATATCTAGTCATAGCAGGCGGCGGCGGCGCAGCCGATGCAGGTGGCGGTGGTGCAGGTGGCTATCGAACATCGGCTAGTGGTCAGACTTCTGGCGGTGGTGGGTCAACGGAAACACCTTTAACTTTATTGGAAAGTACAAACTACACAGTTACCTGCGGCGCAGGTGGTTCAGGTGGTTTTGGCACTAATCCAACCAACGGTTCTAGTAGTGTTTTTTCAACCATCACTTCAATAGGCGGTGGCGCAGGTCGTTATGCTAATCCTAACTCAACTGGTAACTCTGGCGGATCTGGTGGTGCTGGTAGTTCTGTAAGTTCAAACGGTACAGGTGGTGCTGGTACAGCGAACCAAGGTTATGCAGGCGGCGGTTCAACTTATGTAGCAACTTACGCAGGTGG